TGCCACCCTTAACACCCCCTAATAGCAACCATGAACCAATAACCAATAACCAAGAACCATTATTAATACCAGTAGCTAAAGCTACTTTGTCCACAGCAAAGCTGATGGCCTGTCCGCAAGAGGAGATTTTGAAACTTTGGGCAAAGCACTTACCGCACCTGGCGCAGCCGAGAAGCTGGGAAGGATCACGCCGAGCAAACACCAAGCAGCGATGGAACCAGGCCAGCAAGCCAAGCCAGTACAGCCCCGACGGTTACCAGACTGAGCAAGCAGGCATTAAGTGGTGGGACAGCTTTTTTGGCTACATTGCCCGAGACACTAGCTTGTCAAACGGTTTTGAAACAGCAGGCAGAACGTGGCGGCCTGATCTGGAATGGGTAATGAATGCCACCAACTTTCAAAAAATCATAGATGGGAAGTACACAAAATGAGTTTTGCACCACCAGAATCAAAAAACCGTGATGACGGCCCAAGCCTGCTTTGCAGCGTCAACGGCTGTTTTAACTTGTGGTCGGTACGCATGGAAGGATCGCCACCGAAGTGCAGCCATCACCAGTGGGGCGCAAAGCCGAAGACGGAAAGCACATCAACTTACAAACAATGGGCAGACCGTCAGCCTCTGAGTAAGCCTGTTGCTGATTGGTACAAACAACCCGATGAAAAGTGGTGAAATATGCCTCTAACCCGCATGGATATTGACGTTATAGCTACAAAAGGAATAGCATGAACTATTTTCAAGCCCACAAGTTGCTAGACGAAACCAGAGCAGGCCATGACCACACTGAAGCCGACATCACAAGCGCACTTGAACTCACTGGAGACATTGATATCGACATACGCACTGATGGCGTTAGCTGGTGGGGATCAAGCCCTGAAAGACGGGCGACGGGATTACCTGCTGCGACGGTTTGCCGAACTGGATCAGGATTTTCCGGGATTGCGATCAATGATCATCGAACGAATTAAGGCGCTGAAATGAGACACGCAGCCAGGGTTGACAAAAACCAGCAAGAGATCGTTTCGGCTTTACGGGCAGCTGGCGCTTACGTCTGGATCATTGGCCTACCTGTTGACCTTTTAGTCGGCTACAAAGGCCACACGTTTCTGATTGAGGTCAAAGATGGCCCTAGAAAGCGTTTAACGGCCTTACAAGACGATTTTTTTAAGAATTGGTCTGGTAGTACCTTGGCGAGAATTGACGGCTCTGAGGCCGCTTTACGCATGATTGGAGTTTTGAAATGAAAGTCACTTGCTGGGAACCTGTCCAGGCACACAAAGAAATGATGACTGTGGTTTGGCCGATGCTGAAATCAATGCTGATTGCCGGCCACCGGATGACGATTGAGATCAAGCAGAGCAAGCGCAGCGTGGAACAGAATTCAATGTTTCACAGCATGATCGACAAAATAGCCAAGCAAATGGCCACGGCTGGCAGCACCTGGACAGCAGACGATTGGAAAAGATTATTGATAGACCAGTGGGCGCACGACACAAACCGCAAGATTGGCAAGGTCTGCCCGAGTCTGGATGGCGAAAGAATCGTCCAGCTTGGCCTGCAAAGCCACAAATTCACGACAGCGGAGAGCAGCGAGTTCATAGAATTCCTCAACGCTTGGGCCGCAGATAAGGGCATCAATGTTTCCTAAACACGCTTATGTCCGCGACAAAGCCTTGCTAAAACGGGTGGCGCAGCTTGATTGCCAGCACTGCGGCAGCGGTGAAATGGTGCAGGCAGCGCACAGCAACTGGGGCGGCGGAAAGGGACGAGGCATCAAAGCTGATGACAACCTCGTGGCCGCGTTATGCCAAACGTGTCATTGGGAAGTTGACCAGGGCCACACATTGACAAAAGAAGAACGCCAAGCAATGTGGCAAGCAGCGCATGAAAAGACAAAAGAAGTGTTATATTGACGATACCCCTAGCTAGTCCCCGTTTTTTGGACACTTATGAACATTGACGATATTGCCGAGTTCATTGCCCAGCTGTTCCACAGCAGCACGGTGACGCATCTACTCCACTTGAGTACCGACAGCTACAGCAAGCACAAGGCGCTGGGCAAGTATTACCCGCAGATTGTTGAACTGACCGACAAGTTTGCTGAAAACTTCCAGGGCAAGTACGAGAAGATTAAAAAATACCCAGAAGAATTCCATAGCGCCACTGACCCGATTGCTTATCTGCAAGGCATCCAGGCGTTTGTAACCGAGGCACGAGTGTCATTGCCTGAAGACACAGAATTGCAAAACATTGTTGATGAAATCGCAGAACTCATTAACTCTACTCTGTACCGACTGCGCTTTTTGGAGTAAACATGGATAGCAAAATGGAAAAGATGGAAAAGATGGAGCCGAAAAAGGCTGAAAAAGCACCAATGCAGCCAATGATGAAGGCCAAAGCGCCTGCGCCAATGAACTACAGCGGCGGCAAATCCAACGGCGGCAGCTGCTACGACCACGGGCGCAAGAGCAGCCAATGAATTGTTCTGGGTGCAAATACTTCCAAGACCAGGCCATCATGGGCGTCTGTCGGTTGTATCCAATGACTCAAAACAAACACCGAAATGATTGGTGCGGTCAATTTGCTGCAATTGAAGACAGAAAAGTTGCAGAAGTGCCTGTCTACGACATAATGACCGACACCAGCAAACCGCAAGTTGTTGCACGAATCAAACGAAAGTACGAGCGTAAAAATGTTCAAACCCCTGCGTGACCGTGTTGTTGTAAAGCCCCAAGTTCGCAAGTTAAGCGACCTGATCTACATTGACAACAAGGAACCCTTCAACGAAGGCACTGTGGTGGCCGTAGGCCCACTGGTGACGGATGTGGCGGTTGGTGATTTTATCAAGTACGGCAACGGCGACTATCTGAACTGGCCGACTCAGACAGAAAATGGCCAGGATTACCAAATTATTCAAGAAGCCGACATTTGTGCGGTAGTGGAGTTTGAAGATGGCGACTAAACCAGGGCTGTATGCCAACATTCACGCCAAGCAGGAGCGCATTGAGCGCCAAAAAGATGCTGGCAAGACACCGGAGCGCATGAGGTCACCAGGCGCCAAGGGCGCACCTACTGCCGCGGCGTTCAAGGCCAGTGCCAAAACCGCTAAGAAATAATGGCAAAACACGACAAACCTATTGCCCACACCACGACAGGTAAAGGCAAGAACTACAACCCCGTAGAAAAGGGCGCTGGTATGACAGCGGCTGGCCGTGCAGCTTACAACGCAGCAAACAACTCAAATCTGAAACCACCAGCCCCTAACCCTAAGACCAAAGCAGATGCAGGCCGCAAAGCCAGCTTTTGTGCAAGGATGGAAGGGGTGGTTCAAAACGCCAAAGGCCCAGCAGAACGGGCAAAGGCATCTCTCAAAAACTGGAACTGTTAAAAAGGAAACATCATGTCCAACTCAATCGCAACTGGTGTCGCATACGCTGACCCTGAATTTGTGTCTTTGTCGGTTAGTGGCGCAAGCACTAATGGCCCTGCAGCCAGCATTACTTCAACCAGTGCAAATACCGGCAGCGTGGACGCCTCTGCTTTCGTTGCAACTGAAACGCTTTCTGCGGCTGGTGGCGTGGGCTTTTCAATTAAAGCCGTTGAAAACGTTAATGTAGTTGCTGGTGCTTACCTAACGGCTCTGTACGGCTATCTAGCGTTTGGCGCTTCTGGTCGTGTCACTGGCCTGGCATCAGGCACGGTTGGCGAGATTGTTATGTCTGCGGCTTGCACCCAAGGCACCTACGCTGCAATGGAGTGTGAGATTGGGATGCCTACTGGCGCTGTCACTGGCACCAACACATCGTTTTTTTACTTGAGTTCTTATGGTGCTGACAAGGCAACGTTTGACACTAGCGGAACGTTGTTTAACCTGGCTGGTGTGACTAAGGGAACTGGCAAGCTGCTGGCTGACACAACTACTGGTTCAACGGCTCGCCCTGTTCAGGTAATCAAAGTTGTTACACCTGATGGTGTCCGTTATCTGCCGTTGTATTCAACTGTTGCAATTGCAGCATAATGGTTGTTAACAAAGAAGCCATTAACATTCGGGTTGCAGAACTTGTTAAAAAAGAACAAGAACTGCGATCTGAGTTAAACGCTGTTATTGGAGCAATCCAAGATTGCGGGTACTGGTTGGCGCAATTAGACAAACCAGATTCAATCACTTGTGTTGATTAAAAAATATGTCTAATTCAATAGCAATTGGTGTTGCATATCGTGATCAAGACATCATTGGCGCGGACACTGTTAGCGCAAATACGGTTTATGCTGTGCAACAACTTGGTTACGCAAACACCGCTTATGGCACAGTGACCCAGACTGGAAACAAAGCGTCAGCAGTAACAATCAACAAAACTGCTGGCACTATTACAACTACCAACGCGCAAATGGCCCCAAATGCTAAGGTTGCGTTTGTTGTGAATAATAGCCAAGTGTCTGCGTTGGATACTGTTATTGTCAATATTGCATCTGGTGCTACCGCTACGTTTGCTTACCTTATTGCTGTGGTAACGGTGACCAATGGTGCATTTACAATCAATTTAGATAATGTATCAAGCAACGCATACACTGACACTTTAAAAATTAACTTTTCAATTCTTCACGTTGCAAGTTAATGTTTCCTGGCCAAAACCTTATCAGTCAGATGCTGCCTGCCAGCAGGGATATACATCATGGCTAACAATCGCCTGAATACGTTTCTGCCCAACCGCAGTGTCATGGGCGCAAAAATGTTGCAGCGTCCAGCAGAACCTTACCTGCGCCAACAAGCACCCGAGGTTTACGGCGCACTGTCTGGATTGATGGGAACAGCACCAGACCAGCAGGGCAGCGTATTAGACCCAAACACCGCAAGAGCAAGAGCAGGCGCTGAGATAGGGTTCCCGCTTGGCACAGCACTGCAAATGATGCCATTCTTTGGCCCTGCCAAGACAGGCGCTATGGCTGTAGGACGAGCCGGTGAACGACTTGCAGAGCGTTCTGTGCCGCAGATTATGGAACGTGGCGGTATGGGCGCTGAGATGCTGCAAGGCATGAGCAGGGGTGCAGAAAGCTATGCGCTACCACCAGCTGGCCGCAGCGGGTTTGGTGCTTTTGATCCAAGATACGATCCGAGGGTAAATGAGCAGGCCAGGATGCAGGCCATGACTCGGGATGTTCAATTGAATCCTGGTGCGGCAAATGCGCCTACAGTTTCGTTAGCAGACTTTGAAGGCAGGCCATTTATCACAAGCATGGCTGATCGCACGGCAGCTGGTGGCAAATTGGTTGGAATTGACGATGTGCAGTTCAACAGGCCAGTAGAGTTGCTTGGTGGTCAGGACTATATGTTCAACAACCCTGGGCAAGTTTGGGCATCTGGCAAGCAACCAGCAAAAGCGTTGATGAAATACGCTGATGAAATTAAGGCTGCAACAGGGCAAGACCCGTTGTATTTGCCATATCGCATGGCTCCCACTGGTGGTGATTTTGCCCAAATGACAGGCGAAACCATGTTGGCCTATGCTGATGCGTCTATGGGCAAGATGCAAAAAAAGCAATTAAACAAAATGATAAAGCAATACATCCCTGATTGGGCGGGTGTATCTAATCCCGCAAGCGTTGATCAATTTAGGCAAATGCCAGATTTGACCCGTAAAGCCATCAAAGACAAGATGGACAAGAAATTTCGTGATGAAGGCGGTTTAAATATTGGAAGCGCACGGTTAGCAATATCAGACCCAGCACAGTTAGAAGCCCGTCAAGGTGGCATTATGAATGTCGGTGAGATATATGCTGGTAAGCCAATCATCACAGAATCTGGCCATCCTGCTTACCCAAGTGGCGTACCAGGCCGAGGCATTGGCACTGTAAGCAAAGACACCAGCATCTTTGAAATGCTGCCTGAGTACGCCAAAGCACGGAACATTGCTGACCCAAGGATGCCTAGTGACGCCGATATGAGATCAATCTCAATGAAGCCCTACGCTGGCGTGATTACCGAAAAAATGCTTAGACAGCTTGGCTACTGAACAAGAATTCAGGTTTGAAATTGTTTGCCAACTTTGCCCCATATCGCTCAAGCAGGAATGCTTTAACGGACTCTTGCGTAACAGACTCAATGCCAGTGACAACGCACCGCATTTCATGCAAGGTAAGCGCCTCAAGCATCTTGGCTGGAATTTTTACGTCTGTGTTGACGATTGGCGATAGTGTCATTTTCACATTGTATAGTTTAGCCAGCTAAACGTCAACGACAATTAAAGAGCAGCAAGTGCAATCACATTTCCCCTATATAAAATGATTGAGCATGAAGTCACCTTTGAAAAGCAACGCCTGGTTGAAAGCACCAGCGGGTTAGGCTTGCCCCATGAGCAGATAGCTATATTGGTTGGGATAGACGATAAGACGCTCCGCAAGCACTACCGCACCGAGTTAGACCTGGGCAAAGCCAAAGCAAATGGGCAGATAGCCAGGACACTGTTTGACAAGGCAACCAGCGGCGATACCACGGCACTAATCTGGTGGACAAAGACCCAGCTGCGATGGGCCGAGACTGTCAAGCAAGAGATAACCGGCAAAGACGGTGAAGCGCTCCAAGGCATCCAGGTCACATTCGTAAAGCCTAATGAGTGAAGTCAAAGCAGAGTTTCCACTCAAGCTGCAAAGCCTGTTCCAACGCAGTCGGTACAAGGTCTGCTACGGCGGTAGGGGCGGTGCTAAGTCTTGGGGCATTGCTCGAGCGCTACTGATTAAAGGGGCCAAGGAGCCAATCCGCATACTCTGTGCCCGTGAGTATCAAACCAGCATCAAAGACAGCGTACACAAGCTCCTGTGCGACCAGATAGAGGCGCTAAACCTGCACAGCTTCTACGAGATCACCCAGGCCAGCATCCGAGGCGCAAACGGCACTGAGTTCGCATTTGCTGGTCTAAAGAACAACATCAGCAACATAAAAAGTTTTGAGGGAGTGGATATTTGTTGGGTAGAGGAAGGAAGCACGGTCAGCCGCCTATCCTGGAACGTCTTGATTCCAACGATTCGCAAAGAAGGCAGCGAGATCTGGGTTAGCTTTAACCCCGAACTTGAGACAGACGAGACTTACCAGCGCTTTGTGGTCAAGCCGCCTGATGACTGCATCCAGATTAAGGTGAACTGGTCAGATAACCCTTGGTTCCCTGAAACGCTACGGTTGGAGAAGGATTCGCTCAAGCAAAGGGATGAAGAATCGTATAACCAGGTTTGGGAAGGTTTGTGCCGCCAAACAGTAGACGGGGCCATCTTTGCCAAGGAAATGCAGCAGGCCGAAAAGGATGGACGCATCTGCCGGGTTCCATTTGACGCCACAAAGCCCGTACACGCTGTTTTTGACTTGGGTTGGTCTGATAGCACTGCTATATGGTTCTTGCAGTTTGTAGGCATGGAAACAAGGCTTATTCGCTACATTGAGGACAGTCAAAAGACTATCAGCTATTACTTAGCAACCATGCAGACCTATGGCTACCACTACGACAAGGTATGGCTACCACATGACGCTGAGAATAAAACACTGGCAGCATCTGGCCGAAGCATTGACGATATTGTCCGTGCGGCAGGGTACAAAACAGAGATATTGCCGAGGGTTCCCGTAGTGGACAGCATCAACGCAGCCAGAACAATATTCCCTAACTGCTACTTTGACCGAGAACACGCAGCTGATGGATTAGCCTGTCTGCGCCACTATCGCTATGAAGTAGATCCAGACACTGGACAGTTCAGCAGAAACCCACTGCACGACCACTACAGCCACGGGGCAGACGCCTTTAGATATATTGGCCTTATGATTCGGGAACCGCACAAACGCAAACCAAAAGCCATTGCCGAAGTCGCAGGCAGCTGGATGAATTGAGGAATAACCATGAATGATCCACGTATTGACGATGCCATCAAGTTTTGGCAGCTGGTGAACGACAGCGACAGCACCAATCGTAGCGAAGCCCTGCAAGACATACGGTTTGCAGCTGGCGATCAATGGCCGGTGGAGATCCAAAACAGCAGGAATCTTGAAGCAAGGCCGTGCCTGACCATCAACAAGATTGATGCTTATGTGCGCCAGGTGACCAATCAGCAGCGCCAGCAGCGCCCCCGCATCAAGGTTCATCCTGTTAACAACTTGGCGGATTACAAGATTGCCCAGGTGCTGGAAGGTATCACCCGTCATATTGAGGTTAACAGCAACGCCGACACCGCCTACGACACCGCTTTTGACTACGCTGTCCGCATGGGTTGGGGCTACTGGCGCGTCAATACCAAATACGTCAGCGAAGATTCGTTTGACCAAGAAATCTACATTGACGCCATTGATAACCCGTTCACGGTCTACTTTGACCCTAACAGCGTAAGACCAGACGGATCAGATGCCGAGCGTTGCCTTGTTACGACACTGTTAAGCAAAACGGTTTTCAAGGAAATGTACCCAGACGCTGATGATGGGGCTAACTTCACTCACCGTAGCACTGGTGACAACGCAGCCAGCTGGGTGACCAAAGAAGACATTCGGATTGCTGAATATTTTTACGTTACCCGCGAGAAGGCCAAGCTGTATTTATTGAGTGACGGTAGCAGCGGATTTGCTGACAGTGACCGATTCCTCGAGCGAGTAGCCGCGGCTGGTCTGACGGTGATTGATACCCGCGAGAGTTTCCGCAGGGCAGTGAAGTGGTGCAAAATGACCGCGCTTGAAATCTTGGAAGAGAAGACTTGGGACGGTAAGTACATCCCAATTGTGCCGGTGTATGGCGCTCAAGTGATCGTTGATGACAGGCGCAAGAAGTATGGCTTGGTGCGGTTTGCCAAAGACCCACAGCGGATGTACAACTTCTGGCGCACCAGCATGACCGAAAGCATTGCCCTGGCTCCAAAGGCCAAATGGTTGCTTGCTGAAGGCCAAGACGAAGGCCACGAGAACGAATGGGCGCTGGCAAACATCAAGAGCAGCCCCGTGCTGCGTTATAAGCAAAAAGACATAGAAGGACAGCCTGCGCCAGTTCCAGTGCGCCTACAGCCCGAATCGCCGCCTGCTGGCATCATGGACGCCGCGAATGCAATTAACACTGACTTGCAGATGGTGCTAGGTATCCTAGACCCCAATCAACTGCCAAGCGGCAACATCAGCGGCAAAGCGCTTCAAGGCCAACAGAGCCAGACTGATCTAAGCAACTTCCATTTCTACGACAACTTGACCCGCAGCATTAAGCATACGGGCAAGATTTTGCTGGATTTAATCCCTAAGATTTACGACACCCAGCGCGTGATGCGGATTATTGGCAGCGATGGACAACCTGACATGACCACCATCAACGAACAAACCGCGGTGGGCGAAGTGTTAAACGATGTGACCGTGGGCGAGTATGACGTTGTGATGGACACTGGCCCAGGCTTTCAATCCAAGCGCCAGCAGGCCGTGGAAGCCATGATGCCTTTGCTGACCGGCAACAAGGAACTGTTTGACCTGGCTGGCGATCTGGTGTTCAGGAACATGGACTTTCCTGGTGCTGACGTTATTGCTGACCGGCTGGCCGCTAGAAACCCAATGGCGCAGATTGACGAGAAATCAGATATACCGCCACAGGTGCAGATGCAGCTTGCCCAACAGCAGCAACAACTTGAACAGATGCAGCAACAACTTCAAGCCGCCCAGCTGGAGATCAATAATCGTATGCAAGTGGCGCAGTTGAAGGACGAAGGCGAAACTAAGCGCAAGTTGATGGATGTGACTGCACGGGCGCATAACACCGAAACAATCGCAGAGGCTCGCGTTAACAATGAAAACATTCGTCGGGTTACTACACAGAATCGCACTGAGATTGAGGCATTGGTCAAAATGTTAATTGCCAGAATGCCGCCTGACCAGCTGCTAATGGAGATTGAAAAGATGAACCAAGAGCAAGCCGCATACGCTCAATTTGGCATCCAAGACATAAGCGAAGGAGCAAATCCGCTAATCCAACCTATGCAATAGTTGCATAACCTTTTGTTTTTGGGTAATAATGCCCCAACCCGACCCGTGGGTTCTTACGGGGCAAATCCTTGGAGTAATCCATGTCTGAAGAAGTAAGTGCAGTACAGAAAAGACTAGAGGCCAGTGTGGTCACTAGCGAAAATTTAGCTGAATTCCAAGCTGAAAAACTAGGTTTAGCTGACAAACCGCCACGCGAGGCTATTGAAACAATAGAGCCGCTGGACGATGACAGTCAGAGTGAACCAGCCAGTGAAGAGCAGCAAACAACAGAGGAAAAAAGGCGACCTAAGATTGAGCGACGGTTTGAGGCAGTAACCAAGGCCCGTGATGAAGCAAAGCAAGAAGCGATGCGGGAGCGCGAAGCCAGGGTAAGCCTAGAACAGCGGTTAGCAGAAATGGAACGGAAACAAGCCCCCAAGGGCGAAGCCGAACCAGACCCAAGCCAGTTTACCGATATGTTTGAATATGCCAAGGCATTGACAGACTACAAGGTTGACCAGCGATTAGGGGAAGAACGACAGAAGGCAGTACAGGCCAGAGTGCAAGCCGAGAAAGAGCAGGTATTAAATACTTGGTCAGAACGGGTTAACCAGGCCAAAGCAACGATGCCAAACTTTGAGCAAGTGGTCAAAAGCGCAGACATGACGGTAGTTAATGAAGTGCGCGATGCCATCTTTGAGTCAGATGTTGGGCCACAGCTGCTGTATCACCTTGCTGACAATCCCGAATTCGTTGAAAAGCTGCAAGGGATGACGCCAGCCGCACAGCTGCGACAGATTGGGAAGTTAGAGGCTATGTTTGAGAAACAAGACTCAAAACCTGTTGTGCAGAGAAGTAGAGCAAGCGCACCGATTAGTCCTATTCGGTCAGCCGCTAACGGGCGTGATGTTGCTTTGGCTGCTGATGGGCAGTTTCATGGCAGCTATCAAGCCTGGAAAGCAGGTAGACTTAATGGGCAGATTCGATAACCATTTTTTTAGGATTTATCATGGCAAATAATTTGCTTACCATTAGCATGATCACCAACGAAGCGTTGATGGTCTTGGAAAACGAGTTGACTTTCACGAGCCAAGTCGAACGTAACTATGACGACCAGTTTGCTGTAACCGGCGCAAAGATTGGCGCGACATTGAATGTCCGTCGCCCTGGCCGTTTCATTGGCACTTCTGGCCCAGCGTTGAACGTGGAAGACTTTAACGAAACTTCTGTTCCCGTTACTTTGTCCACGCAGTTCCACGTTGACACCCAGTTCACTACGCAGGATCTGGCGTTGTCTCTTGACCGCTTCAGTGATCGAGTGCTGAAACCAGCTGTTGCTGCTATCGCCAACAAGATTGACCGTGATGGTTTGGTTATGGCCAAAAACAACACTGCCAACATTGTCGGTACTGCCGGTACTGTCCCCACCAGCTTGCTGACCTACCTGACCGCTGGCGCATACCTGGACTCCGAGGGCGCTCCCCGTGATGGCCGCAGGGCTTGCATCATTGAGCCGTTTACTGGCGCTACCATTGTGGACAGCTTGAAAGGTCTGTTCGTGCCAAGCACCACCATTGCCAAGCAATACGAGAAGGGCTTGATGGGCAAGGACTCGGCAGGCATGATGTGGAAGATGGATCAGAACGTTGTTAGCCAGACTTTTGGCTCCTACGCTACTGCTACCCTTGCTTGCGCTACCACCACGGCAACCGGCTTCCTGACCAGCGGCTGGGCGTCAACGTCCACCATTGCTCTGACTGCCACCACTGCCACGGCTGGCCTGAAGCAAGGCGACACCATCACCATTGCAAACATCTTTGCAGCCAACCCACAGAATCGCGCTGCTTACGGCTCCAACCGTCTGCGTAGTTTTGTTGTCCAGGCTGATGTAACGGTTGCAACCTCTGGCACGACTTCTGTGATCGTCAGCCCTGCTGTGATTACTGCTGGTCAATTCCAGAATGTGGTGGTCAACAGCACTAGCGCTGCCGCAGTAGTGACTCCGTTCAACAACACCGGCGTTGTTTCTCCACAGAACATTGTGATGCACAAAAATGCCTTCACGATGGCTTGCGCTGATCTTGAGTTGCCTGATGGTGTTCACTTTGCTGGCCGTGCTTCCGACAAGGAACTGGGTCTGTCAATGCGGGTTGTGCGGCAGTACACTATCAACAACGATTCGATCCCAACTCGCGTAGACGTTCTCTACGGTTGGGCTCCGCTGTACCCCGAGCTTGCTTGCCGGGTTGCCGCTTAACACCTACCACAAGGAGTAACTATCATGGCAAATCCAGGCGCAGCAACGACAGTCACCGCCCACCCACAAGGCTTAACCAGCAACCAGGCTATCCGTTTGATTGCTTACGCAACCGGCGTTTCCATCAATGCCACAGGCGATGCGGCAATCACCCTGCCGGTCATCAACACAACCAGCTACAACATCACCAATGTCATCATTACTGATGCCAACAAAGATGTTTCTGCTGGTGCTTTGGCACTGTGGACAGGCCCAGGCGGCACGGGTACTGAAATTGTGACCAACGCAACACTGACCAGCAACACCAGCGCAGCCTATGTCACCAAATCCACGGTGGTAGCGGCTACTGGAACGGCTAACCTTTCAGCCCAGGTGTTCTACGTCCGGGTTGGAACTGCTGTTTCTGGCGGCACGATTGACGTTTTTGTCTACGGTACTGATTTCACAGCGTTTTAAACTCTGTTTCATCAAAAACAAAAGGGGACTGTTCGCAAGGGCGGTTCCCTTTTTTACTAAAAAATTATGGCAACTACAACCCTAGCCCCAACGCCCAAGCTGCAATTCTTTGATCTGAACGGCGCACCGCTATCGGGAGGGAAGCTGTACACCTACGCTGCTGGCACAACCACGCCATTAGCGTCCTACACCGATTCCACTGGCAACATTGCCAACACTAACCCTATCATCCTAGACAGCCGCGGCGAGGCCAATGTGTGGCTTGGCGCAGCTAGTTATAAATTTGCTTTGTACGACAGCACCAATGTGCTGATCTGGACGGTTGACAACATCAACGGCAGCACTTTTGCCTCTAATGCTACGGGTGACGGGACAACAACTGCTTTCTCGGTGGTAAACGGCTTCACCGCCATTTACATCAATGGCGTCTACCAAAACCGCAACACCTACACGGTCACCAGCGGCACGGTGACTTTCAGCCAAGCACCGCCATTTACATCCATTATTGAAGTTGTTTACAACTAGGAACCGCCATGCTAAAGACTACTTCCTCAGTCATCAACGCCAGCCAGATTGCAACGCCAATCACCTTGCCCGGTGACGTTACCCTGTCCACCGGCAACCTCATCATCGGCACAGCAGGCAAAGGCATCGACTTTTCTGCCACATCAGGCACAGGCACAAGCGAGTTGCTGGCTGACTATGAAGAAGGCACTTGGACGCCTTCAGACGGATCAGGTGCGGGGCTTAGTTTGACAGTAGCGGCAGCTACATATGTCAGAATTGGAAAAATGGTGTATGCTAGTTTTGGAGTAACATACCCAGCAACTGTAAGCGCATCAAACGCCCGTGTTGCTGGCCTTCCATTTACATCGCAAAATTCAGCCGTAAGCATACACCCAGTTTCCATAAGTTTTACTACGGCTTCGGGGCTTTTTTCCGGAACTGTTGACAATAATGCTGCTACTTTCTTTTTAGTGGCTAGTGGTGGCGTAGTGTTTAGTAACACAAATTTGTCCGGCGCAATATTGCGCGGCACTGCTATTTATGAGGTGGCGTAATGTCACTTACCAAAGTATCATACTCAATGATTGAGGGCGCGGCCTTCAACGTCTTAGACTTTGGCGCTGACTCCACTGGCGTAGCGTCTTCTGTCACTGAATTCAATGCTGCTGTTGCCAATGGCGGCACGGTGTATGTGCCCTCGGGTACTTACAACCTAAACGGTAAGGTCACGTTGTCAGTTGATGGTACTACGCTTTGGTTGGCGGCTGACGTTACTTTGAACGTGTCTGGGGTGGCAGCACTTCAGTCCCCATTTGGGGCACAGATACTTATCTCTGCAAACAACTGCGCCATCATTGGCAGCGGCCCATCAAGTCTGATTCAGAACGTGCTGGGTACACGCGCCAACACCGTGACGGTCATACCGCCTTACGTTAAATTTATGATGCGTGATCTTACACTAGACGGCGGCAAATCGCTTGTCACATCAGAAGAAACTGACACGTTTGAGTCTGGAATCATGATGATTGGGTCTACCCCAACTACAACATCAGACATTGAGGCAACGATTGACAACGTAACAGTAAAAAATTATGCACAGTACGGCATTAGTTTGTATGGAGATCAGTGCAACGGAGTAAAGATTGTCAACTGCAATATCAGAGACATTGGTATTACTGCACAAGCTCTCTCGGTGGGGGCTGGCATTGTGTCTGCTATATCTGGCTCTAACCTGACCATTGCAAATAACGTAATCAAAAACTGCAAACAGAATGGCGTTTTCATTTCGTCTGCTGGCGTTGCTAGTGGCAACCATGTGATCGCAAACAACACTATTCTTAGTTGTGGTGCCAGCGGGATCGGCTATTTCGAGCAAGCAAACTACGGATCAATTTCTGGTGTGGGCATAGCCTATATTGCAGTTACAGGAAATGTATGTCTTGTAAATACGCGCAGCGGAATTGAATTTCGCGTTGATACAGTTGGATTTCTAAGTAATATTGTTATTACTGGTAATAATTGCTGCGACAACACTTATGGCGGCATTGAGATTAACTGCACAAACACTGCACCAAATATAGTCTCTAATGTTGTCGTGTCGGGTAACCAAACCGTTGGGAACGGCGTTGTTCAAGTTGCTGCGAATCAATTTGTTACTTTGGTTGAAGGCGTTGAAAGATCATTTACACCTGTAATCCAAGGTACAACAACTGCTGGAACTGGTACATACAGCGCACAAAACGGAACGTATGTAAAAAACGGAAACATTGTTACATTTCAATTAGTGATTGATTGGTCGGCGCACACAGGAACTGGTGATATTCAAATTGCTGGCTTTCCTTACGCACCAATCAATGATCAACCAGTGCCAGTAGGGTGGGTTTGGGCAAACGGTTTAACGATTACAGGGCAAGCAACTTTTGGATTAACCGCTGGTCAGACATTTGGTGCGTTAGGTGCCATAAACAACGGCACATATGCAGCAGTTGCTATGGACACCGCAGCTGCTATTCGCATCAATGGTTCGTACCTAACTCTTGATTAACCGTACTGGTGCGGCCCACCAGCCTTAATGCCTGACTGGATGGTCAGGCTGGAAACAAGGAAATGATATGTTAGAAAAAGTTATCTCTGTTGATTTGATTGAAATCTTGGAAAACGGTTCCGTGCAAGTTCGCACCAAGACTGCCATCATGGAAGATGGCAAGCAGATTAGCGGCACGTTCCACCGCCACGTTGTTGCCCCCGGTGACGACTACAGCGCCGAGGATGCCCGTGTAAAGGCTATTTGCAAAGCAACGCACACAGCGGCTGTGGTGACTGCTTACAAGGCTGCTGCCAAGCCATGATCCGCACCGCCTCTGGCCTGATTTTGCGATACATGAAAGCCTGTGGCTTCCAGGGCTGGACTAGCTTTTGGGGCGTGATCTACATGGCGCCAGGTTACGAGCAACACGATGCCCTGATCAGGCACGAGCGCAAGCACCTGGAGCAGATGAAACGCGATGGCAAACTGATCTACGCTATCAAGTATGGCTATTGGCTACTGCGCTATGGCTATAAAATGAATCCGTATGAAGTTGAGGCACGAGCCGCTGAACAACCTTGAAAGACAAACATGACACAAGAAGCATTCCAACCACTTGGCCTAACAGTTAACTTTACCGGCGCAACCAGTGCGCCAACGGCAGTGCAGCCCAACCCATCCAATGTGGTCAACACTAATTTTAGGTTTGTCAATACTGGTGCTGTGACCGTGTTTTTGGGAACTGGTACAACGTCAGCAATTGCTGTGACAGCTGCATCTGTAACCACCGGCATTCCATTAGTAGCTGGCGCTGTTGAAGTGATGAGTTTTCCTCAAGGAACATTCTTTACAGGCATCACTGCAAGCAGCACCGCGGTGGTCTACGTTACGCAAGGGCAAGGGCTGTGACAACCCCCCAAGACATCATTAATCGGGCGCTGAAGGACGTTGGCGCTCTAGCTGCGGGGGAAACCCCTGCGGCAGCAGATTCGGCAGATGCGTTCGATATGCTGAACGATATGTGCGCTCAGTGGTCAAACGAAAACATGATGGTCTTCTATAAGACTGAGATCATTTTTCCAACAACGCCCAACCAAGTGCAGTACACCATCGGCCCAGGTGGTCAGGTAGGCGCATCGTTCACAGGATCTATTGCTGGCACAACGTTGACAGTCACTGCCATCACATCAGGCGCTATAGCGATTGGTCAAACACTGTCAGGCACTGGCATCACCGCAGGAACCACCATTGTGGGATTCACAACGGGCGCAGGCGGCAATGTTAATGAGGCAGGCACATACACTGTCAGCACTAACCAAACAGCGGCTAGCACCACGATTGCAGCTTACTACGAGCGTCCCCTGACCATTGAAAGCGGGTTTGTCCGTATTGCCACAATGCAAGGCGGCAGTTCTGTTGCTGGCGGTTACCTAGACTATCCTGTGGCCATTTTGGGCGCAGAGGAATATCAGAGCATTGGCATCAAGCAGCTGAGTGGGCCGTGGGCCAAGGCGATCTACTACCAGCCTAGCGAAGTCTTGGGGACATTGTTTGTCTATCCAAACCCTAGCCAGGGCGAATTGCACTTGTTCACTCAAACCATCTTTCGGCAGTTCAACGGCCATGCTGACTCTATTCAGCTGCCCCAAGGCTACAACAATGCGCTGCGGTGGTGCTTGGCTGAACGTTTGATGCCAATGTACGGCAAGACTAGCCAGACAACCATTGCAATGATCAACGCATTTGCTGCCCAGGCCAAGGCCACGATCAAACGCACCAATATGCGTCCACCACAAGTTTCGCGTTATCCTGATGCCCTGATGGTTGGCAAAGCCAAAGATGCTGGCTTTATCATGGATGGCGGTTTCCGTTAAACAAGGATTATTATGACTACTGTTGCCATTTCTACTCTGCCCGTTGCTACCGTCATCAACGCTGCCGACATTGTTCCTTTTGTCCAAGCTGGCACAACCAAAAGCATCAGCAAAACCCTGTTGTTCACCAGCCCTGCATTGGTGACGCCTGCGTTGGGAACGGTTGCCAGCGGCAACATCAGTGCTTGTACCAGCACTTCAATGGTGTTGACTACGCCTGTGCTTGGCACGGTAACGTCAGGAAATATCAGCGCCTGTACCAGCACGGGCATGGTGTTGACCACGCCAGTAATCGGTGCAGCCACTGGCACAAGCCTAGCAGTAACTGGTGCAGTCACATCCTCTGGCACAACAGGCGTAGGCTACGCAACAGGCGCTGGCGGTGCTGTTACCCAAGCAACCAGCCGCACAACAGGCGTGACGCTTAACAAAACAACTGGTGCAATCACCATGTTCAGCGCAGCAGGAACAACGACTGCGGCAACCTTTACTGTGACCAACAGCACCGTGGCCGCTACCGATGTGATCATCTTGAACCAAAAGTCAGGTACTGATCTGTACGACCTAATGGTGACAGCAGTGGCGGCAGGAAGTTTTAACCTGACATTTCGCACTACTGGCGGCACAACCACTGAAACGCCGGTCTTCAACTTTGCAGTGATTAAAGCTGTAGCAGCTTGATATGCCAGATTTTGGTTTTGTTGGGACTTCATACGAAGCCCCTTCTATTTATCAAGATGCTCAAGAGTGCATCAATTTCTATGCGGAGATTAATCCTCAAAAGCAGGCTGGTGAACGGGGCGTTGTAGCGCTGTACCCAACCCCTGGTCTGACCCTGCAAACGCAGTTGGCAGCGGCAGAGGTTCGCGGCTTGCATACCATGTCGGGTGAACAGATCCTGATAGCAGTATCTGGCGCTAGTGTTTACTCGGTCAACACTAGCATGGCGGCAACACTAATTGGCACGTTGTCTAGCAGCACTGGCCCAGTATCCATCAGCGACAACATCACGACCAACAACGGCTTGACCGCTTACATCGTAGACGGTGCTAATCGCTACACCTGGATTGCAGCCACAAACACCTTTGCAGTGTTGCCAAGCACTGATGGCCCGTGGCAAGGCGCAAACGTCACAGATCAGGTTGACAATTATTTTCTGTACAACGAGCCAGGAACGCAAAACTGGGCGTGTAGCGACCTTGGCCTTGCCTCATCATCTTTAGCGCTCTACGGCACGGCTGATGGCTCTAGCGACCTTTTGGTAAGCCTTATCGTTGACCGCAGGCAGGTCTATCTGTTGGGTGAGACAACCACTGAGGTTTGGACAGACGTTGGTAACGTTATTGCTGGCATTACATCTTTCCCATTTCAACGGGTTCCCGGCACAACGTCACAAAGCGGCATCAACGCACGGTTTTCATTGGCACGTTTTGGTGATAGTTTTGTTTGTGTAGCAAAAGACACCCGCGGTAATGGCACGATTGAAATGATGGAGGGATACACCTGGGTTCGCATATCAACTCATGCTGTTGAACAAACATTGATTGGCCAATACACAAGTGATGCTATTGCCTACACGTACCAGATTGAAGGCCATGAAATGTACGTTGTTACATTTCCAACCATTAATTTGACCTGGGTGTATGACCTGTCCACCAAAAGCTGGCACAAGTGGTTGGCATTTTCAAACGGTGTTTATAGTCGGCATCGGTCAAACTGCGGTGCGTTTTTTGCCAATCGGTACATTGTTGGTGACTACCAAAACGGCAAGCTGTACAGCATTGAGAACGCTGTTTACACCGAGGATGGCGCAACAATTCGCAGGCTACGCAGAGCGCCTCACTTGGTAGCTGACTTCCAGCGTCAATACTTTGATGAATTGCAAATTCAATTCCAACCAGGCGTTGGGCTTGGCGTCACACCAGAGCAAACTGCTGATGGCATTGTCACCGAATTGGCAAACGTTCCACCAGCTGGCCCAAGCTACCAACTGATTGCAGAGTTTGATTGGCAGTACCTAGCAACAGAAAGCGGCGATGAAATCACCACTGAGGCTGGCGATGGTTTTGAATCGTTGGTGACGTTTGCTTACAGTGGGCCTGATACAGCTGGCGCCGAGATTGTTACTGAGCAATACCCAGCTACGCCTGGTTACGATCCACAGGCCATGCTGCGCTGGTCATCTGATGGCGGCAGCACCTGGTCAAGTGAGCATTGGACATCTATTGGCAAAATGGGGCAGTACAACAACCGTGCTATTTGGCGGCGGTTAGGTTGGGGCCGTGATCGAGTGTTTGAAGTCAGCATTTCAGCGCCTGTCAAAACAGTGATCATCAGTGCAAATTTGAAGGCTAGTGCTGGGGATAACTGATGGCAACCGCACTCCCCAATAACAACATCAATATCCCATATGCGGCGTTTTTGGACGCCAATACGGGTAGGCCAAGTATCCCCTGGATGCAATGGCTGATGAACCCAACATTCATCACTGCTAACGTAAATTCAGCGCTGCCAGTTACCAGCGGCGGCACGGGACTGTCTGCCATCCCAACAAATGGCCAACTGCTAATTGGCAACGGCACTGGCTACACATTGCGGACGCTGACAGCCAGCACCGGCATTACTGTGACCAATGGGTCTGGAACTATCACGGTAACCAACAGCTTGCCAGACTTAACGGTAGTGCTGACGGGCGCAGGCACAACGGTGGTGACCGGAACATACCCCAGCTTCACCATCACCAGTAATGACCAGTTTGTCGGCACGGTGACTAGCGTTGGCGGCACGGGCACGGTCAACGGCATTACCTTAACAGGCACGGTCACTACGTCAGGCAATTTGACGCTCGGCGGGACGCTCAGTGGCGTAAGCCTAACAACGCAAGTTAGCGGCATCCTGCCTATAGCCAACGGCGGTACGGGAACAACGTCTACAACCTTTGCTAGTCTGACAACCAATGTATCGGGCATTCTGCCTGTAGCCAATGGCGGTAATGGACTAGGCGCAGCTTACACAGTGGCAACGCTTCCAGCAGCCGGTACACAAGGCCGCAGATCATGGGTAACTGATGCCCTAGCGCCTGTGTTCTTGGCGGCTCCTACGGGCGGCGGTGCTGTAGTCTGTCCAGTGTTTGACAATGGCGCAGCCTGGGTGGTTGGATGAACCTTGTTACGCAAGTCAGCAAAGAACAGATTGAACGCCTGCAAAGCGAAATGGCGGCAATGCCGCAGGCTGAGTTGGTGACAGAGCATTCATTTAGTCCAGGGATGTACCTGCGAAAAGTTTATCGACCAGCTGGGACGCTGATTGTGGGCAAGGTGCATAAAGAGCCGCACTTCTTTCTTTGCGCCAAAGGTGAAATAATCGCCTGGACAGAAGGCGGCATGAAACACTTGTACGCTGGTGATGTGGTGGAAAGCAAGCCAGGCACTAAGCGGGTGACACTAGCGGTAACTGATGCGATTGGTATTACGATCCACCGCACTGATAAAACAGATTTAGATGACATTGAAACTGAATTGATTGAACCAGACACAGCAGCGTTGTTTGATTCATCAAATAAGTTAAAACTGAAGGAGTTGACATGACTTGGGTAGCAGCAGCAATTGGCGGTAGCGCATTATTGGGCTTTTTAGGTTCTCAAAAACAAGCCGAGGCTGCTACACAAGGTGGCCAACTTCAGTTTCAAGCTACGCAAGACGCAGCCAAACAGCAAAGAGAAATGTTTGACATTCTCAATGCCCAACAACTGCCGTACCGTACTGCCGGTGGAGGAGCGTTGACCAGCCTGCAAAGTATGCTTCCGTACTTTACTGAGCAGCAACCTGATTACAAACCGTTTACGGCAGCGGATTTGAAAACAAACCTAGCGCCAAACTACGAGTTTATGAAACAGCAAGGGCTAGGCGCTACTGGTCAAGCAATGAACGTTGGTGGCGGTGGCAGCAACATTGATTTGGCTAGGACTAAGTTTGCTGAAGATTACGCAAGCAATGCCTATCAGAATGCTCTGCAAAACTATATGTCTCAGCAGCAAAACATATTTAACCAAGGCCAAAGCCAAAAAACAAACATCTACAACCGCCTGTCTAACCTAGCTGGCATTGGGCAAACCGCTACAACCAATATTGGAAACGTAGGTGTTGGTACAGCTTCTAATCTTGGTCAACTTGGCATCGGTGGGGCTACGGCTCTGGGTGCTGGCAACATTGGTGCTGCACAGGCTACGGCAGGAGGCTTACAGGGACTTGGAAGTGGTGCTACCTTGGCAAGTTTGTTAAGACCACAAGGGTCTAGTTACTCACCTTCACAAATTGCTAATGCTAACGCTATGAATGTGCCTGCATATGCACAGCCACTTGGTTCAAGTTTTAAACAATATGAAGTTGCATAAAAAATGGCTGATTTCAACATAACCCCAATTGGCAACACGGGCAAACCCGTGCCAGGAATGTCGCTGTCTGACATGATGAATGTGGCAGGCGCTGCCCAAGCATACAAGCAGGCCCAGCAGATCAATCCTTTGCAGTTGCAAGCCTCTCAGCAGCAGGTTGAGCAAGCACAACAGATGAATCCATTATTGTTGCAAGCACAACGACAAGTTGTTGAACAAGCTGCCCAAGTAAATCCACAAACTTTGCGTAGCGCTACCGCTGCCGCAGGCACTGCTGAGACTGGTCAAGCATCAGCTAATTTGGATTTTGCCAATAAAAAGGTGACCGCTGTTGCTAACAGGCTGACAG